TTGTTTTTTGTGAATTGTGATATCTAACTTTAAAAGATTCAATCTTTTCCACCAAATTGCTGGCATATATATCTTGTTCTTCTTCCAACAAAGAAAAAAGTACTTTTTCAAAGTTTCCAAGTTCCATTAGTGAATATGGATTTACTTTATTTTCTCTATAATGGTTTATCCAAGAATACATGTAACCATTTCTATGATTTATATATTTTTTTAATTCCAAATTGTGTTCTAAACAAAATTTTCCAATAAAAAGAATACTTTCCTTGATTTTATCAATTTGATTTTCCGGATTTTCGTCTTCTTTTAAATCTTTATATGTTTTGTATGTTTTTATAGCACATCTAGTAAAAAAATACTGTAGAGTTGGGTATTTTTCGTCGGGGTGAAGGATATTTGGTGCTTCGAAATATTCTTCTATTCTAATATGAGAATATTTTTGAAAAAACAATTCCAGTTTTTTTAGATATATTACAATTTCCTCTGAAATGTCAGAAAAATCTTTTCTTGGTTGAAAAGGTTTACCATATCTAGAATTTTTTAAATAGCAGTTGTATATATTTTTTTGTAAATCGTTCAAGTTTTTTTATTTTTTGGATTTAATTTTGATCTGAATATTTTTTTGTATACGTTCGGAGTGGATTTTAAATATGCGGTTATTATAGTTTGTAAATTGTCTTCATTTAATAGATGGAAATATATATTTTGTGTTTTTGCATCATCAACTAAAAATTTTAAAAGATTCAAGTAATTTAATTTTTTTCCTTTCGAAATGCAAACAAATGATCCAAATTTTAATGTTATATCTTCAAATTCTTCAAGATTTAATGCATCGGAAGGGTTTGATCTTTCTTCTAGTTGTTGAGATGATGTTATTATCATAATGGTTTTAAATTTTTTGTCAATTCCATAAACAAAGGTGTCAATGTTCCAGATGCAGAATATGTATTTCCACCACCATCACAAAATTTCTCACAAAATTTTTGTAGATCTATACAACTATCTGATTTTTTTTGTCTTATATTTACTTTATTTGATTTTGTATTTATGAAAAAGTATAAATCGGAATCATATTTTTTCATAACAGCATCCAACATTAGGGAATTGAAATAATTTACCTGTATTCCTATAGTGGTTTTTGTGATTCCTTTTATATTAAGAGTTCCCTTGTATATTTGAACGTTTGATGCTTCCTTATTTGCTAAAGCTTTTGCTATATCTATCTTTTTTTTCTGTTCCGGAGATGGTTCTTTGTAACCATTTTTATAATCTTCAATAAATTTGGGGAAATTGTCTTTATATTCCATCCAAAACAGAATATTTAAATCATAAGATTCTTTAAAACTCATAGTATTTGAATCATAGTCATCGGTTAATGCTATAAGTTTTTTTTGTGATGGGGTTAATTCAATTTTATCATCACACATTAACTTTTTTATTAAAAGACAATTCGAAGAATACTCTTTGTATAGTATTTTTGATTTTTTAAACAATTTTAAAAAATCTTCTGAGCGTTTATGATGATCTACTATGGTTATAAACGATTCATCTAACTCTGGTAAAAAATTTTGTCTTAATGACAAATCAAATATATAAACATTTTTGGGATTTGATAATCTTTTTATGTTCTGTTTTATTTTATCTATTTCTAGATTTGTTATTTCATGGAATAAAACAGTATCATTTGGTTTAGACCATAAAAAGGTCAATAAACTAACCGCACCATCTAAATCTTTATGTGTAAAAACATGATATGTGTCATTTGACATATCACTATTTAATCACATATGTCTAATTTTCATCATCTAAACTCAAACTTTCTATCAAATCTAATGTATTAACTACAGAACCATTAAGATCACCATCGGTTGATAGATATTGTTTCTTTGGAGTTTTAACAGAGAATGATTTTGCTACATCATCGGGATCTTTTAATGAGAGAGTATCGTAATCTATCTCTAAAACAGTATGGCATTGTCTTGGACCAAATCGATTTTTGACAATTCCCATGTGAATAATACCCAATTCAAAATCTTCTTTCTCTGTCCAAATAGAAATCTGTGCATCTACCGTATGTGACAGACCCATGGATTCGCTTGTCATATCCATATCTGGATTTGGTGTAGAAAAAGCACTTCTATTTGCTTGTGTTGCAGAAATAATAGGACAACTGAATGTATACGACAATGCCCTAATCTCTTCGGTTATTTGTTTAACAGATTCGTATGAATCCAGACCTGTGTTACTGGGTGCAATTAGGTTTAGGTAATCTATTACAATAGCATCTGGCTTAATTCCACTACGAACCAATTTTTCTAGATATGCTTTAATGTGTAATGGACTTACTGTTTTAGGAGGAAACTCTTTAATTATTAATTTAGAGTTTTTATTCGTAACCTTATATTGATTTAGATGTTTTTTTAAAGAATCGGTCTGTAATTTCAAATCACAGAATGGTATTTTTGATAATTGAGAGCTTATTCTTTTTGCATATATCTGTTCTGGCATTTCTAACGAAATTAATACAACTGTTTTGTCTTGATTTAAAAGATTTGTTGCCATGTTACCTAGAAATATAGATTTTCCTACGTTAGTAACACCAAAGAAAACATATAATGCTCTACCTTCTGCCATTAATCCACCACCAAACTTTTCATCAAGCCATTTCCAACCTGTTGGAATGACATTAAAAACCTGTTGTAGATCTTCACAATGCTTATCAATCGATTCCAGATAATCAAAACCATTATTATCAATCAATGATATGTTACAGGCAGTCTCAAACTCCTTCAATATCTTTGATGGGTTGATGCTACCAGTTTGTATATCAAGAGAAGTCTTTAAAACAGTATTGAGTACCGACTTTTCTTTAATAAATCGTTCGGTATTTTTTAATAAAACATCTTTATCATATTTTTTATCAATATTCTTGAATGATAAAATGGTTTCTTTAAGGGAATCTCTTTTATCTTGATCTACCAAGTGTGTTTTTAGCTCTGTTATATTTGGTACTTTCTTGTATTCGGAATAATAAGACGATATAGACTCATAAACTGTCCTTAAATTTTTATTTTTAAAGAATGTGGGCTTAACATAATGAATAATCGTCTCTAAATATCCTTGATCCATCAATGCATTGTATATTACAATGTTTTCATATAACTCTAAATCAAGAGGAAGTTGTTTTAACATTTAAAAATTAGAGTGTTTCGGTCTTTTCGTTTTTAAATGACAACTCATTAACAAGTTTGGCTTCCAATAATGGAAGTATCTTATCCCAAACTTCTGGATTATCTTTAAATTCTTTAAAGAACCCTAATACTTCTCCATTCAATGCATATCGATGACCTTGTTTCTCCAAAACACCATATCCTTCTGCCATTTCAAGGAGTCCAGAATACTTGTTTAAACCTGTTTTGAAGTTCAAATACATCTCAGTCTCAAGAAACGGAACAACAAAACGATTTTTTGTTGTAAATGCTCGCAATGTCAATCCATTAATATCCTTTGCCAATGATGTTGTTGTCTCGTTAGAATCTTTATTCTTACTATCACTGGCTCTTTCTATCTTTTTTGCCATTTGAACAATGACAGATGCCATATAAAGTGGACCAGATCCTCCTGCTTGCTTTTTAATAGCGGTTGGATGCAACTGTGATGGATCATCATAGATATGATTGGTGAAAACAATAGGACAATTTGCCTTTGCAGCAGAATGTGTAATTGCTCTCATCATACTCTTCAATGCCTTTGCTCTATTTCCCATGTCTGGTGTATCGCTACCTTCATCAATCTTCTTTTTTTCCTGTGTTGTAATAAGATTTCCGAGTGAATCGATAACAATTAATACTTTTCCTTGTAATTTCTTTTCAATAACAGTATCCAAGAACTTCACAATTTGATTTCTACATTGTTCGGTCAATTCTGTTGGTGCATGTTTAATTTTTGAAGGATCACAACCCAATCTTTTTGCAGTATCTTCGTCTAATGCGCCTTCTGTATCAAAATATGCAACGTGCATTCCCTTTTTCTGTGCATTTGCCATAATCTTATTTGCGATTAATGTTTTTCCACAAGATTCTGGTCCGATAAATCCAGAAAGTCTTCCCATAGGGATTCCACCATACAAAGAACCAGAAATAATTGCATTTAGTGCCATTGATCCAGTATCAATCCAATCTCTTACTGTTGATAAACTATTTTCATCCAAAAAAGATGCTTCTGGATTTAGATCATCTAAAATCTTAAATGCTTCTTCGATTGTTCCGGTTACTTCTTGTTCTTCTGTGTTTTCTTTTTTAGTTTTAGCCATATGTTTTTAGTATAAAGAAAAAACCCGAAAAGTCAAAGACTTTTCGGGTTTAATTTTTTTATTTTCTAACTATATCACTATTCGTCAAACAAATTAACTACCTTTTGTTCAGATTTTTGTTCTTGTTGCGGTTCTGGTGAGACAAAAGAATTTGCCTTAGAGAACATTTGTAGGTATTGGGCTTGCAATCTAAAATCAATTGCTTCAATATTACTCAAGGTAATCGTGTTCTTCTTATATGAAAAGCATACATCGGAATTTTTATCTCCTAGAAATTCTCTAAAGAACAACGGAAAGAGTTGAACCGACATTTTTCCAGAGTTGTCTCCCCCCACCATGATTACTACCGGATTATTAACATTTAAAATGTTATCATCAGTAGATGATGCAGGAGTTCCCATGATAGTTCTTCCTACTGCATCTAGGAAGATTATTGGTGTTGTGTTGTTGTTTGTTTCTGTTGTGTTACTCATATATTAATATATTAATATGATATATTAAAATGTCAACTATGATAAATATAAAAAATGAAAAAAGATTTTAGATATAATGAAACAACTAACGAGTGGGTTCATAGTTCATTGCCAATAAGTATTGATAATGAATTGTTTAATGAAATGAGTGATGATGAAGTTGCATCATTAATAAATTCAAGATTAGAAGATATAAATAATGAAATTAATATTATTCCTAAACCTAAAAAACCAAAAAATTATTTGAGTGATGAAGAACTAACATCTGGATTTGCTAAAGCAAGAGAGATGATTTCTCTACCAGAATCATTTAAACAATTTTTTATGAGAAAAGATCGTTTAAATCGGTAACTTGTTCACATCCTATAGCTGGTAATGGCCAACCAATAATTTGAAATATTCTACTAATTGGTGGTATAACATTTTTTTCAAACATTTTTCTGTAATTGGGTTTTACGTATTGATAAAAATCTTTTGGAAAATCATTAGGAAATGCTAATGTGTCAAATCCCAAACTGTTTTTCAAACAATATATGGTTTTAATTTTTTCACCACTAGAAATATGTTGATATCTATCTGTTATTTTTAATATATCGATTAATTTATTATAGTTAATAGCAGACTTGACGTGATTAGGAGTTCCTTTTCCAAATTTGCCATCACTTTCCATATTGTTTAGATACTTTTCGTAATTATTAACCTTTTTTCTAGAAGATATTAGTTCTGGTGTCATATTACAATACTCTTCAAACCCATTTTGGAATAATGTATTGGCAACCTTTCTGTTTTTAGAAATAATAGCGGATTCTATAATTTTTTTAATTAAATCTTTAATTTCTTTGGATAGAATAGATTTTGCAACCTCAATTCCCTTGTATAAAAACTTATCAACCTTTGTGCCTTCACTATCCAATATGTGTAATATGTAGTATTTCTTTTTTTGCAAAACAGCAACATCACATATTTTTTCTCTTTTGAAGAAATATCTAGTATCTATAGAATTAAATTTATTAGCCGCCCATTCATTAATTTTTACATTCAAAACTTTTCCAAATTCTTCGATTAATGAATGTGCTTCTTTAGAAATGTTTCCGGTTTCATCTTTTAATGATACACCATTCTTATCAAAGAATTTTTTAAATGAAAAGAACTCACTATCGGTGTCTTGATATACACAAACGTCTTCTAATCCTCCATCAAACCCTTTGGTTTTTAAATATTCATAAACTATCTCTGATCCTTTTTTTACAACCGATTGACCAGTCAATGTTACACTTTCTGCATGATCAATATCGAAAAGAGGAGAATATATTTGTGAAAATACGCCATATATGGAATTCAAGATTACTTTATACACGTTAGACAATGTATCATTGTCATTTATTTCTTCTTTTAATCTTTCTATCTCTTTACTATCATTAGTAAGACTCAACTTTTTAGCAGCATCTCCCATTTTGTTTTTTGCTGCAACTCTTTCTTGATATAAACCATCAATCAAGTTAGGAACAACACCTTTGATCTTTTGTGTATATAAAACATTAGCTTCTGATATTGATAATTTTTCTTTCTGCACCAATTTATCAAATTTTTCTTTCTCCAAAACTACATTTTTATTATTAGATAATTTTAATGTGTATTTTTCATCATCGATCTTAACAATTTTTCCAATTTTAGTTTCTGGTGAAATGTTTAATGTGATAATGGTGTTTGGATATAGACTGTTTGCATCGTAGGTTACTACATCCTCGTACAGACCCGGTCTTGGTTCCATTACAAAACCTCCTGCAAATTTTTGTTTCACGTTTTCAACATTAAAGGTCGGTATATACACACCCTGCTTCTGTGCTTGATTTGCAACTGCTCCGGTGATAAGAGAAACCTTTCCCATTGATTTTTCAAATGGTATGAATCCTCTATATGAAAGATTTCTTACCAATTTCAAAAATTTTAACTTGTCTTCCAGTTTAATTAGAAGTTTTACGTCTTGAATATTGTAATCAACGAATGTGTTCCAATCTTTATCCGCCAAATCAGCTAAAGACGATGCAACATAAGCAATTTTTGAATCACCTAGTTCATAATCAGAAATATAATTTAGACTATATGATTCTCTGTCACCCAAAGAGAATGTTTTATATACTTCCATATAGTCCAGAATGCTTATTCCGCATATATACCATCTATCCATTCTTTTTCCCATTTTGTTTAGAGACAAGTTCTCAACAAATCTCAATTTAGACACGGGTGACAATCGTTTTGCCTCTTGATCATCAAATATAATAGCCAAACGATTTATAATATATGGAATATCATATCCACAAATATTCCATCCACTAACAACATCAGGATAATCCGATTCCCAAAAATCTAAAAACTTTTTTAGTAAAATTTCTTCATTTGAACACTTGACGTATGTTTCATTTGAATTTTTAGACGTATATGATCCACCAGTACCCCATGTATAATAGTGTTCTGATATAGAATCATATATTGTAATAAGATTTATTGGATCTCTAGCCTCTTCTGGTGTAGAAAATCCATCTCTACCATATGTCTCGATATCTATATAGAAAATCTTTAACTTGTTTTTGCTAAAATCTTCTTTCTCAGAATCTTTTTTAAATGTTTCTAATAAGAATTGCTGTTCCGCATTCAAATTATGAAATATTCTGGTTATAGTAGTACTATTTAAAAATTTACTTCTTTCAAATTGATTCTTGAACTTTATTTTTTTCAATTTTGTATCAAATACCGATACGCCATCTACACCATCCGGTGATTCTACTAATAAAAATGGCTCAAAACTGCTTTCTGTTTTGATTCTATTGCCACTTTCATCCCATGTCCAGAGATGAACACATTCATCCTTGGCATCATAATAAACATTGCGATAACCCATGAGATTATAATAATGTTTTTGGAATAAAAATCAAGAAATTTATATCTTTTGATCGGGATTCAACTCAATAAGTCTTGGCGACATTGCATTTCTTTCTTTACTACCAAATGCAGTAAAGTATATTGCCTCATATTCTTGTATATGGTCTTCCAACCATAATCCTTCTACGAATTTTCTAGATTTATCGGAATATTTCATGTAACGATCAAAGTCGGAAGTTAAATGTTCCAATTGATTTATTAAATCATCACCGGATTTAAATTTGAAGTCTGCTTCTTCGTATGTACACAAGTCTTGAAACGCACCGGGTAGTCCTAATCCTCCCGATTCTATCATTTTAATGTTACTCTTGGATTTATTAAACACATTATCTTGTAACGAAGCAAAGACCGCATTACAATTAGCATCATATAATCCTTGTGGATACTCCAATAGAGGCGACCAATCAATATATTCCATTTCACCATTATCAATAAATGGTTTCATTACTAATGGATAACAACCCTTCCAAACAAATTTAAATTTCTTTCTGGCTTTAATGATAGCATCGGTAACATGCTTGAAATCGTCATTGAGTCCTGTTTTATTCAATACATCGATGTGTGTTCCCGATCCAGAATATAAAATTCTAGGTCTTTTCTTATTTTGTTCGTATGTTTTTTGTAATCTTTCTCTATTATGGAATTTATTTAACCAAAATTTTGGAGGATAGTTGGGAATGACTGTGACATTTTTATTTCCAGTTTTAGAAATATAGTATTCCTTCATGTATTTACAGGTAACGGTAATCTCATCCATCATTCCCATAATTTCCATAATACTCTTTACTATGTTTTCATCAACAAATGCATCTTTGCATCTATTATAATCGGGGATATCGTCTTTAAATACTATATCATCAATTTCGTATATTAATCTATATCCTGTTTGAGATTTAACTTTATGCAGTTCTTTTATAAAAGAGTTTTGTGCAGGAGTTGCCTGTCTTTGCATTCTTATGGATTTTAATGAACCATAAAAACGCAAATCTAATATCATCTGTGTCATTCCAGAAATACAAGCCTTTTGATATCCATTTAAAACATATTCGGGCCATATCATTCTCCAAAATCCACAACCACCATAATCAGCATAGTAATTCAAGGCTCTTGGTAGATTACTTTCTGGCATTTCAATAGGAGGAGCAGAAGGTATTCTAACAGGTTTATAACCTACATATGAGTAGGTAGGCATTCCAACAGGACATCCCATTGGCAAAGATGGTATTCCGCTTTTAGATGGCTGATATTCATATACTACATTGTTATTATTTGAAGGATTTTTTAATTTTAAAGCCATATATTATATATTAATATAAAACACCAAAATATCAAGTTTTTAAACTTGTTTCTCCTTTATATTTCTCTATTTCCAATATATTATCAAAATTACTTTTAATAGAACTCTTATTATGAGAAACTATGTATATACACTCTTTATAATCTTCCACTCTTTTTTTAAGTATGTTCATTATTTTCTCTATTCCGGATTCATCTATAGCCGAATCAAACAATTCATCGTAAATACTCAACGAAAAAGATGTACCGGAATACAATCTTAAAATATCTTGGAATGCAAATAGTACAGAAATGTCTATTCTCTTTCTTTCTCCACCACTAAAATTGAAATATGAGCATTCATTACCATATACATTAATAATTTTCTCTTCAAACATCTCATCAAATTCACATGTGCATGGTGCATCCATAGATTTCAAATAAAAATTAATTTTTTGATTGAATAAAGTTAATAACTTTTTAATAATATGTGTTTTCACCCCTTCTTCTGATAATACAAATTTTATTTCTTCCAATACCGATAATTCTTTTTTAACTTTTTCCAAATCTTTTTCTATATTAGAAATTTCTTTTTTAATTGTGTCTATTTGATCATTGGTTTCGTCTTTTTCGTTTATCAATTCTTCTATTTGACTCTCGTATTCTTTTATTTTATCTTTAAAATTATTTATTTTTTGATTTTTTAACTCTACGGAACTTTTTTCCTGTTGTAATTTTTTATTTTTGTCTTTAATGCCAAAAATAAATTGTTTTATTTCTTGTTTTTTTGTATTTTTGACATTAATTTTGTCGTTAATATCGGTTAAAAGCATTTCATTTTTCTCTATAATCAATAAACAATCTTCTTTTAAACATTTGTGATTATCTTCTATTAAATTTTCGAATTTTCTATTACAGGTTGGACAGAAATCTTTCTTTTTATCAAATTCTTTTAACTTATTTTTTTCATTTTGAATATATGTTTTATATTCTATTTGTTTTTTGGAATATTCTAAGATGTCTTCATCTAGTTTAGTCAATCCGGTTTCTAATTTAATAAGTTTTGTATCATTTTCTTTAATTTTTACTAATATGTCATCCAAAGATACATTTATTTTTTCGGTTGATGCTATATCATCTTTAATTTTTTTAATTGTAAGATTGATATTATCAATTTTATCTTTCTTTTTTTGTTTATTTTTTACAATTTGGCTTTCAAAAATATCTAGATTCTTTTGTTGGTTTAAAAAATTATTAGAAAGAATATCATTTTGTTTTTTAGTATCATTCAAATCTGATCTTGCTTTTAAAAGCATTTCAGTGAAGATATTTAAATTCAAGATACCTTCTATAAATTTTCTCTTCTCTATCTTCTTCTGCGCCATGAAAGGAAGAGTATTATTAGCGGTCATAATAACAGCATTATTGAATACTTCAGGCGTAGCACCTATTAATTTTTGTATGAATTCATCATTCGCTGGAATAGTTGATAATGTTATATCAATATCATCCTTTAACACTTGAATCTTGCTCGGTCCCAAGCTTCTTATTATCTGATAAGAATTTTTAATCGAGTCTACGCTAATAACATCAAACTTTAATGTTACCTCACATCCTTTTTTTTGTTGATTGTGAATTATTTTATCGTTTTTGATGTCTCTTATAGTGCTTCCAAATAAGCACCAATATACAGATTCTATTATAGATGATTTACCTACGCCATTTCTTGTATTATTATCTTTATTAATACCTGTTAGTAGATTTATGCCATTTTGAAAATTTATATTGATCTCATTATCACCTACTGATAAAAAATTTTTTATTTTTAAAGTATTAAAAACTATATTCATAGTTTTAGTTTAAACTATAATATGAATATATCAAATATAATAATGAATATTTTGAAACCAATCTCCTTGTGTTAAATTAAAAAGATTTTTATTATGTTTATATGCATACGCATATATTGTTTGGTCATCGTTTATAGCATTATTATTTAAAAATTCATCTATTACAGAAAAACATATTTCTTTTAACTGCAATAATGGTTCAGCTTTCCCGCAAAACAAAGAACCTACTATACTAACTCTAGGATCATAAAAAGATGACAATTCTGTATCTTTTATATCACATAAAGTCAAAAAATGCACCTTATTATCATCCAATACTTTTATTTTATCTGGATTTGGATATTTTTTATATAAAATTTCAGTTGGAAATCTATGGTGTGCATATCCTGCATCCAACCATATAAAATATTGACTATTAAAATAATTATTTTTAATAGTGTCTTCTAAAAAACTAACTTTATTATAATTGATAATGTTATATTCTGGATATATCATTTCTGGTGTATGTGATTCAAATCTTCTCGATTTGAATATTTCACCACTCATAACTTCTTTAGTTCTATTGTAGAATTTTTTATAAGCTTCTAATTCAGTAAAATTATTTGTAATAATTTTTGTTTTATTAAAATTTGGATCGATTTCTGATCTTAATAAAGTAACCACATTTAAATCTTTTTTATCAATGTAAATTACTATATTGCAATCTAATGATAATATATTTTTAAAATATTTAAAATATTCATTATATGTTCTATTAAAATTTGGCCAAGAACCTCTTCCTATATCATATATACCAGTTACTATTGTTGTATTCATAAATTATAATATTTTTTATAATGATGTAATATATCGTAATCATTTACTTTATCAAAAAACTCATAATTTTCATCTTTTCTATATTCATATAATCTAGTATTTATTGTATTTTTTTTACCGGAAAACAAATACAATAAATTTAATGTAAAATCTGGCCACCCTATAATTGATTGTATATTTTTTTGTA